AGTCTCACCTTCTAGGGATGAACCTTCTTCCTCACCATCCTGTTCACCGGCTTGTGGTTGTGATTCACCCTCACCCGTTGAGCCGGATTGGTTACCGGGCATGGAAAGGTCAGCAACTTTTTCTTTCTCGTGCTCATCTTTACAATACTTGTAGAGAACTTCTGCAACCATCACGGCATCACTGAAGGTTTCAGTGTCAGCCATCATGTCGATGATCTCTTGTTCCTTACTGTTGTGGATAGGAATGTCCTCAAACCTACCGATCTTGAAGTAAAGATTGGCTCGGTCAGCAAGGTTCATCTCACTGATGTTCTGATCTTCGATACCAAAGAAGTCATCTTCAGCCAGTTCCTGATAACCTTTGTAAAAGTCTTTTGACAGACCGGGATACCGACGTTTCATCAGTTTCTCAATCCGTGCATCTTCTGTCACGTTGACGAACTGTTGAGGAATGCGATCTTCCCAGGTCCAGTCATTAGGAGTGAAGAGTGCGTGGCCAACTTCGTGACCGACAAGCATATTGTATACATCTTCGGATGCCAACTTCCACATCGGAAGTGTCAGAACTCTGGTCTCGACGTTGAACTGTGCAGTTTCAACAGGACGGTTCTCCACGACCAGATCCTCTGTGGCAAGGAGTTTGGCGAGTTGGGACTTGATCTCGTAGTTGATCATGTGGTATTCTGATCTCGATATGACTATAATACAACCATATGAACGCTTTTGGGAGACAGGTCAGCCAGTTCTCCAACTGTCCACTATATAGGAATTCAATGTGAAAAAACTACTCTCAACAATATTTGCATCTATTGCACTTTCCACACCAATGTCAGCTCATCAAGAATACGAAGCTACTCGTATAGGTGACAAATGGTTTTTTACTCCTACAGCAATGGGTTGTATGAAGCTGGGTAAATGCACTGAAGGTGTATATTATGTGCAACCTACGGATTTAGATAAGGAAGGAAAAGAAATCCTTTCTCAATTAAAGGATTTAGAAGTTGGGGTGTATAAGGCTATCCCCCAATACTTTATAGAAGAATATAGAGGTTTATATTACTCAGATAAAAATAAAATCTTCATCAACATGAAGTATGCAAAGAACCCAGGAGAATTCTTGACTATCCTCCGTCACGAAGGATGGCATGCTGCTCAAGATTGTATGGCGGGTTCTTTGGCAAACTCTGATATCGTGGGGATTCTCAGTCATGAAGTTATCCCAAAACATATCGTTAAAGAAACTTTTGCCCGATATGGTTATGATCCTTCAGTGGTGAGAATTGAAAGAGAAGCTGTGTGGGCAATGAAGACACCAAACATGACTGTCGATGCTCTAAAAGCTTGTAACTCAGATACTCCTATGTGGGAAACATATGAACCACCAATTAAAACATGGAAGTATCTTTATTGGAATACATGGATCTAAAACTAAACCCCCGGTTTTTACACCGGGGGTCTTTAGTCAGCTTACTCCTAGTAGGGGTTTACTAATCATCAGTTAGGACGTGTCTGCAGAACCTCCTTGCGTCGTTGTCTACTATGCCACATTCTGAAATGCACTGGAAGTATTCGGAAACCTGGTCGTATTGTTCATCAAGTGTAGATTTTTCATCCCACTTCCAGGATGCTAGTTCATTGTGTGAAACAAGATTCTTCATTACAACCTCCAATCACACTATTATATAGTGGTGTTTGTGTTACTTTACTAACATTTATGAATATGAAATAAATGTTAATTAGTGTACATGAAACGTACCACTTTCGGGATGAACGTGTGGAATTGTACTATTATATGGATGGAATTGACCGTGAATAATACCACCACCTAAAAGAGCAAAGAAACTAAACAGACCGATAATCTTTACGTACTTAGCCATTAGAGTTTTCTTGAGAATCCTTTGTGTTTTTCAAACTTCACAACATCATCAAACTTATCTTCCATTCCAGTCTTGTGACTGATTACAAAGATGTTGGCGTCCTTGATTATATATCTGATAATTTTAAGGAAATCATCAGTACCAAACCCATCCAAAGAACTATCAAACACCTCATCCATGATAAGAAGATTGGTGTTGACAGAGTTCTTGACACGAGCAATCTCCCTCCAGGTAAACAGGAGTGACAGGTCAATTCTCATCTTCTCTCCTTCACTAAAAGATGCGTAGGAGAAATCCTCATGGATAGGAGACTCAACTGTTTCGTTGAACTCCTCATCCAGTTTGAAGTTAATATAGAAGTCCATCTTCTGTAGATACTTATTAACCTGTTGGTTGATAAGAGGAAGATACTTCTTGATAATCTTTGCCTTGACACCACCATCTTTGAGAAGACTGTAGATGAAATCATGGTAGGAGATATTATCCTTACGCTTTACCAGGTCATCGTAGGTCTTGTCTAGGTTGTCTCTCAGTTCTTCTAACTTCTCATGCTCAGTATTGCGGTTCTCGATCTGATTGGTAATAGTTTGAATTTCTGATTCAAGTCCACTGATTTGCTTTTGATAACCAGTGATCTGTACATTGAAAGAAGAAATGTCATTAAGTGTGTTAGAAATGAGAGAGGACAATTTTTTAAATTGTGATTCCCTTAACTCTTCGTTTTTGATTGCGTCCTGGAGTTTTTCATATCCTTCACGCAACTCCTGTGCCTTATTTTGGGAATCACTAATTCTATTTACTCGGAATGACTCCTCAATAGTCTGCTCACAGGTGGGACATACCGTATTATCGGTAAAAAATTTATGTTCCTTGACAATAATTTGTATTTTTTGAGACAGTTTACCCTTGATACTACCAAACTCTCTCAGTCTTTGTTGTGCATCATCAACATCATCAAGTTGTTTTCTCAGGTCTGTGAGTGAGTTTTCTTTCTCCATACTCTGACCAAAACAGCTCTCGATATCTTTATTGAGTTGATCGATCTTATCAAGTCTTGATTGAATATCACCCTTATTCTGTTTCTCAATCGTATCAATAAAGTTCTTTTGCATATCAACCTTATCCTTAAGACTCTCCTTCTTAAGATCTAAAGTCTTTACCTCATCACGGATCTTTCTAATCCTACCTTTGATGACATCATTCATAGATGAGAAGATCTTGATATCCAATAGATCTTCTACAACTTCTCTACGAGCAGAGGTAGGTAGTTGCATGAAAGGTACAAATGTCGATGAACCAAGGATTACAATCTGTGTGAAGGACTTGTAGTTCATCTTCAGGACATTCTGTTCCAACCATCTCTGTTGGTCGAGTGCAGAGTGTGACTGATCTAGTTCTTCGTCGTTACGATACAGTTTGAAGATGTTTGGTTTGATTCCACGTTTGATCTTCCAGTTGACAGAGTTTACATCAAACTCAATATCTACCAGACAACCCTTGTCATTAGTCGAGTTGATCAACTGTGCCTTGTTGATCTTACGAAATGACTTACCGTACAATACAAAAGTCAGAGCATCAAGGATTGTAGACTTACCCGCACCATTCGTTCCGATGATAAGGGTAGACTGATTGGTGTTTAGATCAACCGTTGTTGGATGGTTGCCTGTAGAAAGAAAGTTCTGCCAGGTAATCTTCTTAAACGTTATCATCTTGGTCTGGTGGAATCACAATGTCATTAGCTGTAATAACAGTATACCTGTGGTCATGCATCTCACAGGTCTTGATCATTATCTCGTCTTCTACTTCTAACACATTCATCTCTGGATAGTCAAGTTCTTCCAGTTGTAATGCGTATCTTTCTGCATCATCCTCCTCACAGAAGATGTAAAGCACCTGTTCTCCGTCGTCATCAACAACAGAGTATGCTCCTTCCTTTTCTTTACCGGAAACTGTAATGATATACATCAGACGACCTCACATGCCTCTTGGTATATGTGTCTAATCAGAGACTGGATTACTGTTTTATTTAACTCAGTTTCAGACTCCTCAATATACCGATTAAGAATTGACATAGTATCTTCTGACTCTTCAGCCTCAAAGTCCTCAGTATCCATGAGTTGAAAGTTCTCTACAATCTTCAGGTCAGCAACACCGACCTTGTAGAGTTTGTCAATAAACTTCTCAAACTTTTTGGTATCACTCTTCTTCTTGACGATGACTTTGACAATCTTGTTCTCATACTCAGTGGCATTGAACGTCTGATGATCAGTATCATCATAGAAGATCTTATAGAACAAACGGTAAGGATTGTTTACTGGTGTATGTTCCAGGGACTCAGTATCAAAAATATGGAAACCTCTGGAATCGTTGACATCGTTCCAGAACATTTCATAGGGATTACCAAGATAGAACACGGTCCCATTGTCGGATCGAGAGTGGTAGTGACCCGAGAACACTTTCTCAAACTTATTATAGGCTCTTGCGTCATGACCGTGCTCCATGATGTGGCCTGGGGTTGCTTGGAATCCGTTGAGTTCAAGGTGTCCCATTGCGACACGACACTTTGACTTCTTGATGGCTTGGTTGGTTTCTTTCTCATTCTGTTCATTGACCCAAGGAATGAATAGAATGGGGAGACCACCCACAGATACTTCTGTAGGAGAAGAATAAACCTTAATGTTATTATACTCATTTAACAGGAGATCATTAGAGTTGATATCGTTTGTGTTCTTATAGTATGCGTCATGGTTACCCACCATCAGATACATGGTGATATCTCTTTCCTGAAGGCGGTCAAACACCACACGACGTGACCACTTTAGTGATTTGAATTCAATACCCTTTCGACTATCAAATGCGTCACCCATGTGAATGACAGTATCAATTCCTTCCTTGTCTAGAGTGGGAAAGAACACATCATCATAGAACTTCTCAAAATAATCATGGAAGAGTTTAGAACCCTTCCTGGCACCGTAGTGCGTATCTGTAATAATCGCAACCTTCATCTGTGTTGTGGTTTAAACTCTTCCATCGGTTGTGATTTACTCAAGTCCCTTCTACTCTGGTTCTTGATGATAATGAATGCATCCTTATTATACTTACGTGTTCCAATAGGAGACTGCCACTTCTTATTATACACCTCTCCTACATCAATACCTGATACCGCAGTTCCACCAATCTCTACATCAATCTCATCACCAGGTTCCCATCCCAGTTTATTGATAGCTCTTGCAATCTGATTTACAAGAGTATCTTCATACTCATCAGGGTCAAGTCGTCCAAGCATTAGTTACCTCTCAGTTTTTGATGCACCGCATCCTTGATGGAATTATACTCGGAATAGTTCCCACTGTCAAGATCGTTGGCATCGAACACCTCATCAAAGTCTGTTCTTTCAAGGATCTTATTTTTGATTTCTAATTGCTTCTTCTCTTGAGAGATACGTCTCAAGAAGGCATAGTAAATGATTTGTGTGAAGTATGCAAATGGATTCTTTGACTTCTCTGGATTAAAGTTATGAACGTATCTTACACAGTTCTCAATACCGTCACAGATCATGTCCTCTTTGAACATGTAGTTGACAAAGTTTGGTTTGTAAGATAGGTGATTTGCAATCTTCAGGAAGCACTCACCAATATACCTAGGAATCTGTGGTTTCGGTTCGTCATTCAGTTTTGCTTTCTCTACCTGTGCAAAATAGTTCTCAAGTGCATTCAAGAACTCTTTGTTATTTACATAGTGTTCAGCATTTCTAGGTTTAGGCATATTGGTATTTTGTGTTGTCTTTATTATATCATCAAAGTCAACAGTTGACAAGATGTCAAAAACCATTTAGACTAGGCTTGTCCGGTTTGATAGATAAGCTATAGGTACTTAAGAGGACTTATAAAGCTTCTCCAGGACTTCTTTGGCATCTACGACATTTCCTAAGTATCCCATCTTCTTATCTAACTTCTGAAAGTTACCATGATTGGACTTTCTAACGTAGTCTTGGTAATTCATAATCATTTCAATGTTCTCTGATTCAGACATTGTGAGAACATCTTCTAGATTAATAACAAACAAATCCTCATGGGATGTTTTTAACCATGGTTCAAATTTGTATCCTGTAATTGAACCTCTTGTTTTAATTGGTTGAACACAGATTGGATTAGATATGAGTAGCATAGTTCTATCATCTTCATCTGAAGCTGCTACTTTACAGAATATCTCATCTCCACATTTAAGTTTTATTGTTGCGTAAAAGTCGTCTTCGATCATAGGGTTTACTCCTTTATGTCGATTGTAAAAATGTCATAGTTAAATTGTTCAGAAACATAAATTTTAACTCTTTCAATAAAATGGTTCAGTGTATAGTTCTTTCTTGATCCGATTGTTAAATCGTCAGCAATATCATAAAGTTTTGCACTAACCTTATCTTTGCCTTTACGGAGGACTCTACCAATACTCTGTAAGTTTCTAACTCTAGATTTTGATGGAGAGGCAAATATTACGTTGTGAAGGTTCTTAATGTTAATACCTGTACTGAAGGTTCCGTAAGATGCAACGATGATAGCGTCTGTTTCTTTTTCAGTAATCTCCCTTACTTGTTCTCTATCCTCGGCATCCACACCACCATGAATAAAGAATACTTTGCGGTCTTCACTTACCTTTTTATTTATTAAGTCAAAAAGGATGGCACCATGAGCCTCTACTCTGGAGTACAATAC